CCTTGGACGTTGATGATTGCAGTCCGTAGGGTGAAATAAGCTGATCGAGCATCGGGAGTAAGTTCGGCGTATTCTGCATCACCAGCGGCGACGGCTTCGGGCACTGTTGAACCTTCAGTACCGGCGCCGGGTCGGGGGTTGGCTTGGACATGGATGCGCAACCCGCAACCATTGCCAGCATCGATACAACTGCGCAAAGTTTCAGTTTCATGATTTGCCTTTGTGATATTAGCCGCAGCATCTGACGCCGCAGCATCTGCCGATTTCTGCAGGTTGTCGCGTTGTTGAACCGCATCGGCGTAATCGGTCAACAATTGTTTGTTTCGCGCGCTTTCCTGATTTGCGTATGACGCCGTAAGCGTGGCGATTTTCTTCGCGTCGATCGCGTGTGTAACATACGCGCCCGCTGCAACCAGTACCGCCGCGATGATAGCCAGAACAACGACTTCGATGCAGGTCTTCAGTCCATCAGACATAATTCGTATTCCTGTTCTCGTCGGAGTGGAATACCCCGACACTGGTTAGCGGGGTCGTTGCAGTCACGCCCGGCAACGAACGTATATTTCTTTATTTCTTCGCACGCCTGTTTACGCTTGCCCGCATTCAGCAACGCGAGGAACGTCGACTTACGGCACTTCGTCGCCCCAAGGTTGTAGCCGCAAAACGAGATTACCGCCGCGTGTTGCGGCTTCGTTAGCGGAACGGTAATCAGCGCTTCAACGTCGCTATCTGCAGCGGCGACGGCTTGGGCGTCGAGCCGATCGCATTCCGCCTGCGTGAACTTCTGATGCGGTTTAATGCCTGTAGTTACGCCCATACAGGCGGTCCACTTACCCCCGCTATCCTGATACGCCGTTAAACGGTCGCCTTCTTTTTCGTGTAGGAATGTCGTTGCGATGGAAAGGGCCGAAGCCCCTGCAGCGATCAACGCCAGTACACGTTTGCTTAGGTTGGTCATCTTCGCCTTTTCTCTAGTGCCCGTATTCGGGTTTCATGGTCATCTAGGGTCCGTTTGATATCGGCCTGGTCCCGTGCCGCATCGCCCATAGTATACGCGCTGTCCGAATACACGCCGACCGTGCGCTCTATGTTCGTGACCGTCCCTTTAAGCCCCGTTACGTCTTTCTGTACTAGCGCGATTGCCTGCCCCTGATCGCGTTGTGTGTTGTACATGGTGAACCAAAGACCGCCAACGCCCATCAAAATCCCCCATAGGGGGCCGATAAGCGCTAACGGAACCTTCAGCGTAGACGGCTTGCCATCGTCCGTGCTGTTCACTTTGAATTCCGTCATGACGTCGCCCCGTCCGTTACTGGAACCGGCATCGCATCACGGAACGGCGAAAACTGCGTTGCGTAATACGCCGCGTAACGCGGGTCGTCGATACGCACTTCTTCGGGGTTGGGAAAATCCTGCGGATACGGCGAATAAGCATTAGCTACAGTGTGCGTTTCGTCCGTGAAAAACAACCATACGGTTTCCATTGTTTAAATCTCCCAGGAAGACATTGATGCGCTGAAGGTAGGCGAACCGCCCGAATTTGTCGCAGTGTAAAACACTCGTTGACCCGTCATGATTTCCAGATCATCAAACGGCGATGCGACCGACGACGCGTTAAGAGTGGATGCCAACGTTTTACCGCCGACTCCCGAACTGTTCGCAAACAATGCCATCGACGTCGACGACACGCCGCTGTTGCCGATTTGAATAAACCCGGAACAACGCTTTGCGTTCAACGGTGCGCCGACGTTGTTCGCGATGGTCGGAGTCGCCGCCGTTGCAGTAGTCGAAAACATCGGCGTTTGCACGACCGACGTTCGACGATTCCGCACGACGCAGATGCCGACAAGGCTAGCTGCGGTCGTCGGGACAACGAACATAAGCGCGCTAGCAGTGAAGCCCGACGGCATGTTAAGACCCGTATAGACTTCCGTAACTGCCGCCGCCGTTGCGTTCACGCCCAACAACGCGAATACGCTAGTAACGGGGTTGAAGATCGCATAGATAGCGAGAAACCCGGATGCGGGAATAGCGCCCGTATCCATACCGTTAGCGCCCGTCGTCGCGCCGTTGAAGGTGAACGAATTGTTCGGCGATGCCGTGAAACGCAATCCGCCTGCAGTCTCAAGTTGAATTTCGCCAACGCTAACGGTAAAGGTCGCCGCCGCTGTAGTCTGCGCGCCGCTCACACTGCGCGATACACCAACAACGCCGGTAAGCTGCGAAAAACGAACCGCATGATTAGCGCTCGTCGCCTGCCCAACGCTGAACACTTGCGCACTGTTGCCCGGATATGCCTTCAGCGTGAGCGGCGTAACGGGAAGACGCTGCGACGTGCCCGCGACGACGTCGGCGTTCTGCGCAACGATCGATGCGATGGGTTGCCAGTTCGCATCTGCGCCCGGAACAGACGTGTTATTGTCGATCACGCTAACGTACGTTTCGAAGGCAACGCCCGGCGTCGTCGCCGAATAACGAACCTGCGCGTACTTCGGATATGCAAGCGCAGTGCCGTTGTTATTCGCGGGCGTGATCCACTCAGGGATACCCGTACGTTGCAGGGCCGCAAGTGCCTGCGTGATAATGAAGAACAGATAGTTGGTCGTTGCGCGATCGACGGGCTTCGCAAGCGGGTCCGACGTCTGATCGCGTGCATAGTCCGGACCCCAACCCTGTTGCATGCTGATCGAGCCGCCCGGATCGGTCGGAATCGGTACGGTTGTTTGATCGCCAAGCGATGCAAACGGGGTTACAAAATAGTTTTGATCCATGATTTAGGTTCCGAAGGTTCCGTTGTCGAAGTTTTTGAAGAACGGGCCAAAGCCGAATGTCGCCCGCGTGGAAACGATATAGCGTACCCCAACCGCAGCGGGGCGCGGCAGAACGTCGAAGTTCTGCAGCACGAAGGCAAGGGCGCTATTAGGTTGGAAACCGAAGACGTACGTAACAAAGGACATGTCGTTAGCGTCGAGAACGTACACGCTTCCCTGATCGCCTAGAACCGACTTCATGATTCGATTGATTTCCGGCACGGTGCAACGGCTAATCAGTTTGAAGTACCGCAGGCGCAACAGAATCCGTTTCTGTTCAAGCGTCAACCCGACGACCGTCGACGAGTTCGAACCGAAGTTACCGTGACCGAAGTTTTTGTTGAACGTGCCGAAGCCAAAATTCGCCTTGTTCGTCGGCGGGATGATTGCGGACGTCGGGACGCCTAGAATGATCGCCCATACCGCAAGACCGAATTCGTTAGCCGTGCGAATGTCGAAGACGTCAGTAACCCAATCTTCCCAAAAGGTCGATACGTTCGCGTCGTACCAGTCCTGTTTTTGCTGCAACAGGGCGGTAGTCTTCGGCGCCGTGTTGTCTTGCCATAGCAGGGCGCGCAGAAGATTGATTGAATAATCGAATTCCTGAATGCGTGTTGTCATGGAACGATAACCGTCGTTACGGTCCCCAAGGATACGGATGCTTTTTGCAGGATAGTGATCGGCAGTTCCGTCGTCTGATAGACCGGCGTCAAGCCAGCAACAGCGACTTCGACTTTCGACACGAACGCGCCCGGAATCTGCGCAGACACGGCGCCCGCGATATCGAACGGACTAACCTGCGTGCCGACCGTAAAGCCCGGATCGCCGCTAACAAGACCCTGCGCGTAATCTACAACCGCCTGCGGAACTGCAGTCGGCAGATTAGCCGTCGACGAACCCTGCCGCATCGTCACGCGCACCAGTACCGGAATAACAGTCGGACGATCGAACGAAACGTTGTACGTCTGACCGCTGTTCGGTTCAACGACCGGAACCGTTGTCGCGCCGTTCCATCCGGCGCCGTCCGTCTTGTTCGTAAGCAGCGACATTGCAACGTCGATATCTGCGCCGCCGTCGACACACGCCCATACACTATGGCCCGTAAGCGACACGCCGTCGATTATCTGCGTCGTTGCCGATACGTTCTCGCGATACTTCAGCGACAGCACGCCCGGCACTGCCGACAGTCCGGAAACCTGCGCTTCAACCGTGCTGATGCCCTGCAGGGCTAACGTGTTGTTGCGCAGCGCTCGAAGCGATTCGTCGCTTTGCTGATCGAGCCCAGGCGTTCCGACCGACGTATTGTCGATCGTTTCCCAACCCAACACCTGAGTAGCAATCGACAGATCGCCGACCGGGCACGAAACCGGACCCGCCGTCGTACACTGAAAATCTACTTGGGCGTTGCCGCTGTTATCGAACTGAACCGCCCGCGTGTTGACGTAGAACAAACCCGTCGATTCGCCGACCGCCTGCATCACGCCTGCGCTAATGACGAGATTCGGTGTTCCGGCGACGTCGACATTGGGAACAACGGTAAAGGTCGCCGACTCGCGTTCAAGCCCAAGGAAGGCGCAGACCGCGTCCAGAAAGACGCCGCCCGCCTGATTCGGGTTTAGCATGTTCGCCAACATCGCCATCATTTGCGCGACGCGACTGCGTGCCGTCGTTTCAGCGGTTATCAACTTGCCCTGCGGCGTGTCGGCAGTCAACGCAATGTCTGCGCCGTACGCAACCTGAAATTCGCCTTGTACCTGCGTTTGCAGGTCGGAAACGTCCGGAACAATAACGCCCGTGCTTTCAATGAAGTTATATGGTGTACTCATGCGTTACCCGTAATGGAAGTCGACCCGTAAATGGTCTTGATTGTCGCCGCATACAACAACGTGTTCTGCACGCGTTGCACGTTGAAGGAAGTAACGGATACGACGCCGACGACGGCGAGCAACACCTTACGCGCGGCGGCTTCGAAGGCAACCGGGTTGTATGTTTCGAACGCGGTTGCCGCCATAGGCATGCCGTTCTGCATGGCGTACTGCATTTCCCCTTTCTGCGCACGCATCGCCGTAACGCAGTTCTGCCCGACCGCATCGGCGCCGCTGACCATCGCAAGATTGTTGTTGCCGTCTAAGAACGTATCGCCGTTCTCGTCGATTGCAATACTTTGAACCATGTCGACTCCTTAGTTGTGCGGGGGTCCGACGTGCCCGCCTT